ATAGAAGTATTATGAAATTCATTAATTGCTTTTGTTATAGCCATATTTTTTTCCTCATCATCAGTTAGCTTTAAAATTTTTTTTGTGAGATAAGCATTAAATTCATTCAATTCTGAAATTTCTTTTTCCTGTGTTTTGCATCTCTTTTTCCATTCTTTAGCTTCTTTTCTTAATTTATCTACTTCTTGTTCTAATTTAGTTGCCATTTTAACCCCCTTATTTTGCTAATTGGTCTTGTTCTAATAACCACATTAGTTTATCAATTTGTTTTTCCATTTCATTATATTTATCGTGCATCATCATAACCTTAGATAAATCTCTTTCATTATTAGCTATTCTGCTATCCATTTTAGATATAAACCATACCAAAGACACCGACTGAATGACTATTGCCAATATAATTGATATGGTTTTGCTATCTAAGTTCATTACTTATCCTTTTTGGATAGTTCTTTGAATTTATTGATATAGACATCAGATAAAATATCCAAGTCTGCTAATTGAGATTGTAAGTTATTTTTAGATTGTTGAATATTTGCAAGTTTATTAACAAGTGCTACTTGCTCCTCGTTCATTTCTTCTTTTTTATATTCTGTTCCGTCAATCGTAATATCGGACATTACCACTCCTTTGTTTTTGATGTTGTTTCTGGATTTTTTTGTTTTTCAATCTGTGCTGATAAGTTGGATTGCATATCTTCTACAGGTTGATTTTCTGTGACACACATAATTGCATGGTCTTGTGCCATAGCATCAAAATCCATTCCTTCAGAACCACCACAAGAACCATACATACTTGCTGAATATTCACCTTCAGTAGCAGTGTATCGCCAGTGGATAGTTTTTACTGTGTTGTCGTTTCCTACTTCAAAGTTTGGGAAAGACCATTCATAAATTATTGCCATTTGTTTGCTCCCTTAACAATGTAATGAACAAGGCACAATATATGAGCCATCGTCATAAGTTTCTATTTTAGTTGTTGATAATACTTTGGCAACAGTTGATGCTCTTAATAAATCATCTGCTTGAACTTTACCTGTGCCATCACCATTAGATTGAATTAAATCACCTTTAGATACTGTTTCACTTCCATTTATTCTTACAACAAATGTACCTGTTTGTGCCACATACATATCATTAACTGTGTTATCATCATTATCCCAATCCATAAAGACACCATAAACATTTTTAGCATCTACTGTATTTGAGATTTTTGCTTTGGTGTGTTTAACATCACCTTCTTGAATAATAGTTGCTTGATAATCTGTTCCTTCATATGTGTAAGTAATCACATCACCAACACTTTCACTATCACCTAATTCATAACTTTGTTTTTGTGTTGTTGTATTTCCTTCTTCATCAGTAATATCAAATTGAACTTGATACCAGTCCATCATCTCATCAAGAGATTCTAGGATAGTACCTTTTAAAATTGTTGGTTTAGAATTATCAGATAATCTTGACCAGTGTGTACCTGTAAAACCATTATAGGAAACTGTAGCACCTGATACTGATATATTTCCTTCTGTTGTGCCTTGTCCTCTAATATCAACAACAGTTCCATCAGTTCCATTTCTATTAAGGGTCAATACACCACCACTATTTCTAGCAAAATTAGCAAGACCAACTGATGATAATCGTATACCATTTGTATTTTCATCATTTACAGTCTTACCCACTAAGACATTACCAGAACTATCTATACGCATACGTTCTGTAAGTGTACTTGTTCCACTTTCAATAGTGCTAAACGCCATTGTAGAACCATTCGCTGTTCCTTCAGCATAACCAGTAATTTCTACATATCTGGCAGATAATTCTGATAATCTAATACTACCACCACCAGTCTTTAAAACTTCTAGTATTTGATTTGGACTACTTGTACCAATCCCCAATCTCTCTGCACTCGTATCCCAAAAGAATTTAGGTGTTGTTCCTGTATCTTCGTAGAAGGAGATGTCGCCATTTGAATCTATACGCATACGTTCTTTACTAGCTGTAGAAAAACCAACTAGATTACCAGCTGGTTTAAACATACCAGCATTACCATCAACTGCAAAGTTTGGAGAAGATGCTGTGTTGCCACCATTAGCACGAATTGATGATGATGCATAAATATTACCAGTAACCTGTAAAGTGTTTGTAGGACTACTTGTATTAATCCCCACACGATTATTAGTACTATCCACATATAATGTATCTGTATCTACTGTTAGGTCACCAGATACTGTAGCATTTCCTGTAATATTAATATTACCTGTTCCTGTTATGTCATTGGAATTAAGGTCTAGATTACCACCAAGTTGAGGGGTGGTATCTGTTACGACATCTAAGGCACTATCTACAAAATTGACTGTATTGGCACTTGTGTCAATAGTTGCGAATTGAATATCATCTGTTCCATCGTGAATATATAAAGTCCAAGTGGTTGATGTAGTATCAATCCAAAATTGACCTGCATATTGTGTTGTAGGTGCTGAAGTTCCACTGTTATTGGTGGCGATTGCACTAGCTAAATTGTTTATGTCTGCCCTAGTATTAGGGAATGTTTGGTTTGAGATGATATAATCGTGTTGTGCCATTTCTTTTTTAATACCTCATTTTATTGTTGTTGTCCAATACCGATTAACTGATAATCAAATGTCCTATCTATTGTATTACCACCACTATCAAAAAATTCAATATTGAAAGCTGATGCGGTCTTGGAATTGATATTGAAATAATCGCCTGTCTGTAAATTTTGAGCAATTACTGTTAATGTTGGGATTTGATAGAACGGATAACTGTAGGTAATTGTTTTACCTGCAACATCTGTTCCACTAGAAATATTAGAACCTTCTTCGCTTCTTTTCTGCACAGATACAATTAAAGACATATTAGAAATCTCAGGTGTTTCTTCAGAACTTGTAGAAGTTAAAACTGCTCTGAATTTTAATGCTCTAGTATTAAAGTCACCTGATTTAAATGTTTGATAACTGCCAAAAGTCACATTGTCATCTGATGTAGCAACTTGTAGAACAACATTGGTATTTACAGATGCGTTTTCACCTCCGTCAAATAATCCTTCGGCATCATCAAATAGTCCTTGTTTACTATCAAAGTTATTAACAAAGTTAGTATTCTGAACAATAAAATCTTTTAAATGAACATTGGATTTAAACTTAGCACCTAAATCTACTGCAGTATTAAAATCATAGGTTCCACTTGCTACGATTGTACCTGAACCACCATCAAAGAAACCTTCTGCATCATCAAAGTCGCCACTAATACTATCAAATAAAGCAGTATCTAATCTTAACTTACTATCCACAACAACAGTATTGGATTTAACACCTGCAAAGGTAGGTTCTTCAGTAATGGTATCAATAGCTGATTGTTTTTCTTCAAAGACTTGTGATGTGACAATCGCACTAGCATAATTAGTAGAACGCACCCCAAATTTATCTACTGCCTTAATAAAATATTTAACCCCTGATTGATAGGGAGTAACTACTGAAGTTGAAGGTCTGCCAATTCTTTCTACTAGAACGACTGTATCAGCATAGTTAGTAGTAGTCGTATCAGTGGACATTCTTATCTCATAAAAACGCAAATCCAAGTTTGTCACAGGCGACCAAGTATGGTGAACTTTATCACCGACTACATCAACAGAATAATTGGTAACATCATCAGGTGGTTCAAAGGCACTATTTACTTCGTGTTGGCTAGTTGTATATGCTGATGATACTCCTAAACTGTTAATTGCTCTTGCTCGTATATCGTAAATTAAACCTTCAATAACAGGATATCTTTCAAATACTTTATTAGTAGAACGACCAATCGTGGTGTAATTCGTATCGGATTGTGGTTTGATTTGTACTTCATATTCTTGAACAAATCGGTCATTGGAATTAACTGTCACTATTAATTTAGAAACAACACTTCCGTCAAATAGAGATATTAATTCGTCACTATGGTCAATACTTGGTGCTTCTACTGTAAATGGGTCAGGGAAATTAGTATCAGGTATGGTGGCAACTTGTGTCTTTTCGTCAAAGGTGTACCAACTATCTTGATGTTCCTGCAAAGATAATGATGCAGTAAAATCAGCATTTAATGACATTCCACTAACCCTAAATGGTTTAGCAGTCATTCCTAAAATTGTTGAAGTGACATTCACTATATCACCAATAGCTAAATCTAATGCTTCATAATTTGCTCTTAAAGATAATTTAAGATTGTTTCTACTTCTGTTTAAAATAATCTTACCAAATTCTATTGCTTGATAAGGATTGTTTATTGTGTCTAAAGTAATATTACCTTCTTGTAAAAATCCACCATCATCATCTTTTAATGTATTATGTTCTGCTTCTGTTTCAGGATAAACAACAGTGTCCACTTGGTAGTTCTTGTCAGGATTAACATAATCTATTAATACACGATTATATTTTTCGTTTTTGCGTTCACTCTCTAATTTAATCCCACCAATTATATTATCCTCATTTAATGTGAATGTGGCAGTGCCTGTTGTTTCAATAAGAAGTTTAAATTTACCTTGAACATAAGGCATTAATCCTCTCATTCCTCTAAGGAATACTTTGACATTTTCTATAATTTTTTTGTTGGTATTTATAACTGCATGGCAATCAAATAAATTAATATCTGAACCACCTGAATAGGGAGTTACCTGAGTAACTGCTACTTGTGAAGCAGTATAGAAACTAGATAAATCTATATCATCTTTGCTAATGCCTTTTCCATATCTCGCATTTCTTAAATAATCTAATAAGCACCAAACAGGATTAGTAGAATAAACACCTGTTGTTTCATTCCCACCACTATCAAATGTAGATACTTTTCTACCTTGAACTTTTACTTTGATATTGGGTATGCCTGTATATTTGTCACTATCCCATTGAAATTTAAAAGATAAATACGCTATTCCTTGTAATCGGTGATTTGAAGTCCAATTAGTTAAATCAACATTAAGTAAAGTATCAACAGTTTGATTATCACTCCCATAATGAGGAACTATTGTAATTGTATTTCCGTATTTAGAATCATTTGAATTAATAGAAACATTATCAGCAAAACTTCCAGAAAAAGTGACTACATCATCATTAACTTGAATTTCAGTAATGGCATTAATTTCACCTTCGCAAAGAACTAAAACACCATAAAGATAATTATTATCAGTTCCTGATGTTTCTAAGAATACCCTTGTACCACCAACTAATCGTTCACCATAAATAACAGGGATTTGAGCATTGTTAGATTGTTTATTAATCTGAACACCCCTAATTTCCTCTACTGAGGGAGTATCAGGTATTTCAGGTATATCAATAAACCAAGATATAACTTTTTGCGTTACATCTTGAATAAAATCTACTACGCCACCCATTTGTTATTAATCCTCATCACTTTTTCTATGTTTTTGTTAATTCTAATCCAAACCACTTCTTTGTCATACTGCATTTCAGTACCAAAATGTTTCTTTGCCCAATTAATCATATCTTTTAAATCTTTTCTACATACTAAATGAATAAAGCACAAATTATCACCACATTTCCAATTACCATAATCTATAATGCCATGATTAATAAACTTAGTTTTATTGATATCATTTAAATATGCCCAATTTAAAAAACCTGTAATTTCATGGTGACCAAATACTTTGTATTGATTAAGACTGATACTAGGTTCTAAATTGAATTTAAGTAATTCTTTTGAATTGGTTTTATATCGGTCAAATGATTGAAAAAAATCAATTATTTCATCAATCAACTACTTCTACCCCAAAGAATATCTTGAACTGTTAATCCTGCAAATTCAAATCCTCTATCGTTTGGGTAAAATCTTCTTTGACTACCTTCATTTGTTTTACGACCTGCTTCTCTACTAAAATCAGAAAAATGAGAAGTACAAATCAAGTCAATAGTTCCACTTGTTGTATTTATTCTATAACTTTCAATAAATCCTTTATCATATTGGTAAGTATCTATTAATGTGTCAGAACTATCTAATAATCCAATATCAATAGTAACAATGTCATTACTAATATTGTTATTCAAAACAAGTGAAGTATAAGCATTATCTACTGCTGATAATGTAACTGTAAAATTAGCAACATCTAATTCGGCATTTTCTGATTTGGCACTGATAGACAATAAATGTCCACTAGCAAAATAACTATTAGAATTATGAGTTATATCTTTGTAATGATTGGTTAATCTTTGAGGAGTAGGAAATAATATTTCTACTAATAAAATTGGTTTTATAGATTGATTAGCTAGTTCTGTTTTTAAATCATTAGATAAACCTCTAGCCATTTATAATGCCTCAATAAAATCTACTTCAAACCTGTATAAATCTAAATCCCCTGTATTAAATTCTTGAACATCATTAGTTAATCTAACTGTGAATTGCACATCATCATAAGTCACACTTTCAGTATCTGTTAAGGCACTTCGCAGTGGTGGTTCTATTGTAATAGTAGCATCAGTAGAACTATCGCCTGTCGCATCAGCTACAACCATATACACTTTTGAATGACCACCAAACTTTACAAAATCACCTGCCTTTAATGTGCCTGTAATCCCTGTTATATCAATGGTGGTATCACCTGCTGAATGGCTACCACTAACAGTCACTGTTCCAGACACATTACCTTTGGCATATTTCAAATCAGGTAAAGAAATTTGGAATGTTTCTTTTTGACTGCGTTGTTTCATTATAAAAGCATAAACAGGAGCAAATTCACTTCTATTCATTGGTGGGTATGATGCACTAAATTTAAATCTTTGTCCGTCCACTTGGACTGCAAACATCTTTCCACTGTCAGTAGTAGATGTAATTGTTTTTTGTTCTGAACTAAAACCTACTGAAGCAAATTCAGGTGTTGTTGGAAATGTTCCACTCATTAGATTAATGCCTCTCTACCTTGTCTGTTTAAAGCATCATTTATCACATTAACAATTACACTTCTACGCTTAACTAATAAATCATCAAATCCTTGTGTGTCATTAGCATAAACATTTACATTCACTGTTGTTGCACCATTAATTCCATTTAATTGATTATTAGGTATAATAGTTCCTGCTGTATCTGGTATAAATAATTCTGCACCTTTTTCACCAACTATACTTGGTCTGTTAATAGGCGGTCTGCCACCATCTGCAAAAAATCCTCCAAAAATAGAACCTATCCCACCTAAAAAACCACCGCCTAAAAAACCTAATGTTTTTTGCACAGCTAATAATGCTAATTGTTTTGCGATTATTCTTGCTATGTCAGCAATAACAGCATTAGCAAAATCTTTAAAAGCAAATTTACCAGTCAAAATTGCATCTGCTAAAGTATCAGCAAATCCATTAAATGTATTTGTAAATAATCCATCAAGTTGTGCTGTTGTATCACCTGCATCTTGTAGTGCTTGTTGCAATTTAGGAAATTTACTTTTATTTAAAGTTTCTATTAAATCCGAATTATCTTGATTATGTTGTGCAAATCTTCCTAGTTCCGTATTAACAGTAGAGTAACCTTTAGATAAAAATAATAATTGTTGTTGTTCTTTTTTTAAATTTTCTACATTTTTTAAAACCTCATTAACATCAAAGGTTGAAACATATTTATTTCTACTTTTTATTAATCTTTCATTTGCTTGAATTAAAGTATCAATCTCACCTGCATATCCACCTGTTTTAATTCCCATTAAACTATTTACAAAATCATCAACAGCATCAGTTGCTTCAGGGAATTTATCTCTAAGCATTTCAACAACCTTTTCCATTCCAAACAGTTCATAGGAAATTTCATTAATTGGTCTGTTTAAATAAGCAAAAGTATCCCCTGTAAGTTTTACTGCTTTTCCTAATAAGATTATTGCTTCTGCTAAAGATTTACCTATTCCTTGTGCTATTTCTTGAATAGTATCTGCATTTTCTTCTAGGAATACATTTAAATCACCAAATTCTTTTTTTAATTCGTCAAAAAATTCATTAGCAACATCTTTTTGAAAATTAAAATATTTATCACCCAACATTGATAAAGTACCTTCTAAAGTGGTAGCTAAATCTTGTGTTGCTTTTGCAAATTTACCATCACCGCTAAATAATTCTTCAAATCTTGCAACTGTTTCTTCTGCTGTAACTGTTGCTCCTTGTTTAAATCCTAATAATGCACGAACACCTCTTTCTCTAAACAAATCAGCAGAACCAATACCACCAGAAAATGCTCTTTGAATTTGGCTAGATGTTGTTTCAAAATCTAATCCTGTAACGGAGGCAACATTACCTGTAATTTCTAATATTCTATTTAAGTCATTCGCATCTTTAGCAACAACAGCTAGATTACCAGATGCTCTTGATATTTCTTCTAATGAGAATGGAACTTTACTTGCAAATTTTGCTAAGTTGTCAAATGCTAATGACCCTTCTTCTGCTGACCCAAATAAAAACTTAAATCTAACTTGTAAACTTTCTACTTCTTTTCCTACATCTATAAATGATTTGATTACAGCACCTGCACCAATACCTATTAAAGCATTTCTTAAATTAAATACTGATTTTTTAACATTATCTAAATTCCCTCTAACACCATTTAATGCTTGTGCTGATTTATCTCTAGCTAAAATATCAATATTTAATCTTTTGGTGGACATTATCTTCTTTTACCTTGCATCTTTGCTTTATTCAATGCTTTTTGTTGTTCGTCATGTTTTACCTCGTAATAGGCAATCCATAAATTAAATTCATCAACAGGCATAGATAATATCTCGCCTATTGTCTTATGTAATTGTTCAGCTAGAAAAAAATGAAACCTAAAATGGGTGTCAGAATTTAGTTTTTTTTTAAGGTTTGAATATTATCGTTTGATGTTCCAAGAATTTGACTTGCAACCCTTGCTATAATATCTGGGTCAACAAATTTTTTCATTCTTACTTTACTGTCAAGGTCAAACATTTTTTCGCCATCTTTTGTTTCTGCCTTTTTAACAATGACATCAACAAGAACAGTTAAATCGTTATCACTTGAACCTTTAAAGATTTCTGCTTTTTCAAGTAGCGTAAATGGTTTGACATAAATGGCATCTTCGCCAGTCAATCCCCACTCCTCAACTTCTATAATTTTTATTTCTTGATGTTTAAAGTGACTTATAGCACCTTCAAGAAAATCCTTTTTAGGCATTTAATTATACTGTTGTGTGTGTTAATCCGCCACTGAATTGAACTGTAAATGACCTACTTACTATGCCATCTAAAGTAACAGCAATACTTGCACCTGTGATTATAGCTGTTCCAGTGTAATAACTGTCACCACTATCTGCACCTTCAGGGTATAAATTTAAAGTTACTTCTGAACCAACATCTAATGCTTCTTGACCATTAGTGTCAGTTTCGTCCCAATGACATTCAATAGTTCCTGTAGCATCTTTTCGTAATGCTTTATAGACTTTTGCAGTTGATGTTAAATTAGATGCTTCAACAGTATCGTTTGTTTCATCTATTGAAAATGAAACAATTTCACTAATTGCATTAGCACCTACTTTGACAGTTCCTGCTAATCCTGTGTGGGTTGCCATTCGCTTACTCCTTCATTAATTTGTTGTTCTTCTTCTACTATTACCTCTTTTTTCTTTGAAGTTCTAGTAGATTTTTTTACTTGTGAAAGTTTATATCCTTTAGCAAGAAACTTGTCTAGTTCATTATCCCAAATTTCAATTATATCTATTCCATTTGGCATATATATTTTAATTCTTTTAGCCATTATGAAGTACCTCTAACAAATTCATAAAATACCCTTACCACAATTCTTACACCACCCAAAGGATAAAGTGTACCTTCGTCAGAACTAACTTCTGTGATTTTAGTGTCTAAGGCATATCCACCTCTAGTTCTATCTGTATCTAATGTTTCTTCTACAACTTCAATAAATTCATTTCTTTTAGTATCTAAATTAGTTTCTGTTCCTTTAACATAACCAATTAAAACATAATCAATAGTGCCACTTCGCTTTCCTGCTGAATATTCACCCATTGAATAATCTTCTCTTACTTCATCACCTGTTGATATATATAAAGCAGGGAATTGTGTATCTGCTAAATCATCTTCTGGGTCAAACTGTTGTCTTGATATTTTTTTAAATTCAATAGGCGAAGTTACTGCGTCTAATGTATTAACGATATTAACTGCTATATTTTCTCTAATGCTCATAATCCTATTTCTTTAAATATCTTATCTGCAAACAACTGTCCAATCTTATCTGCTTCTTTATCATTAATGCTAAAAAATGGTCTAATCACTTTTCTTTTACCTGCACCTACTACATCATGGTAAAATGCTTTTTTATTAGCATCTTGTCCTCTAAAAAATAATGTTCCTTTGCTCGGTGTAATCTTACTTGTTAATGAACTAAACATTTGCTGAGTATCAGTTAGGTCAACAACACCAGATTGTTTTACTAATCTTCTTTTATATGCTTTTGAATATGGTTTAAATGGATTACCATTAACATCTATTCCTTTAGTCTGCGTTCTATCTTTTATGTTAAATATTTGAAATGCAGTTACATTTGCCAATGCTTTTTTTATTGCATTGGGAAATTTCCTTCTAATAACTGAAAATTCTTTAGCTAATTCTACACTATTAGTCTTTACAGTGACTTTAGCTACCATTATCTAACTAGTCGTAAAGTATGGATAGGTTCTTTCTCATCAACAGAAATACCACCAGAATTATTTTCATCATACTCCACACCATCACGAAGTATTGCTTGAAATTCCTCTGCGTATCTTTGTCTGTAATGTGC